AGCAGGATGTGGAGCTACTGGACCTGCAGCAGTTGCCTTTGGTGGTAATCCTAATAGAAGTAACACAGAAGAATTTACAGTATCACTATCAGCTACAACTGCAGCAGCTTGGGCTAGTGGTGGAAACATGTCAACAGCAAGAGCTGGACTAGGTGGATTTGGAACTCAAACAGCAGGAGGTGGAGCAGGTGGATATACCTTTCCAGGTTTTACTAGGGAAACAGAAGAATATAATGGAACTAGTTGGTCAGAGGGTGGAGACTTGGCTCACACTGATGCTAAATATGGATTATGCGGAGCAGGCACTCAAACAGCAGCGTTAGCTTTTGGAGGTGGTGCAGGAACTACTGTTTATGGACAGACAGATGAATATGATGGTTCCTCTTGGACAGCTAGTAATGCTATGAATACAGAAAAAATATTTGGATCTGGTGGTGGAACTCAAACTGCAGGATTGGCAGCTGGAGGTGAAGGACCTGGTGCCGGAAGTAATACAGCAGATACTGAAGAATATAATGGCACATCTTGGTCAGAACAAAATAATATGTCAACAGCTAGAAGAGGATGTAGCGTTTCATACAACTCACAAACTGCAGCTCTTGTTGTTGGAGGTTTTACTAGTACAAGAGTTACTAGTACAGAAGAATATGATGGAACTAATTGGACAGCTGGTGGAGCTTATCCTATTGCTCTTAACAATATAGCTGGATTTGGTACATCTTCTGCTTTCATTGCTTTTGCTGGTTCAGCACCATCATCTCAATCATTAGTAAATAGTTATGATGGAACTGCTTTTGCATCAGCACCTTCTATTCCTACTGCCAATAATCACATGCAGTCTTCTTCGGCATCTCCTGCTGCAAGCGCAATTGGTTTTGGTGGTAATGATCCATCTAGAGCTAATACATATGAATTTACAGGAGAAACAACTGCAGCAAGAGCTGTTAAAACAGTTGACTTTGATTAATCAATAGTTATATTATTTTTAAATGAAAGGATTACAAAATGACTAAAGAGAAAAGAAATATAAAAGAACTTATTGAAAAAGAAGCTCCTAATCTTAATAACATATTAGAGCCAGAAGATGTTTCTGTATTTAAAGAAATGACAGAAGAGCTTCGAGATACTTGGACTAAAAAACAAATGTTTAGAACAGAAACAGAAATGTCTTTTTCTGTATTAAACGATGCAAAGTATCCAACTAAAGCTGCTAAATATTGGCAGTGTGTTAGAGAACAAAATGTTTTTTTAGAAAATTTAATGTCATTATCTTTTGATTATAGAAGAACTGAAGTTAAAATAAAAAGATTACAAGAAAAATTAGATAAAGAAGAAGATCCATTAAAAAGAGAATTACTACAAATTGATATAGATGAAAAAGTATACGGTAAAGCATCTATGCAATTGGTTGCAAGAGATAGAATGAGAGAAATTAAATTGTGGTCTAAATTTAAAAAGAAATTTGACGATGGTTCTTTTGATACTAAAGATGTCAATACACACCAATTACATTCTTATCATTTAACAATGAAAAATAAGGCAGAAACATTAACATCTGGTTCAAGTCAACCAGAAGTATTTAATGTATTGGGTCAATTACAATCTATTGAAAGAATAAAGAAAGAAAATGGACAACTGGAATACGATAAAAAAGACAAGCTTACACACGAACTTGGAGCAAAACCCAAGTAAAAAACTTTTCTTTTTAGTTGCAATGCCGAGATCAGGTAACACTTTGTTTGCATCTATTATGAATCAAAATCCTAGTGTGGCAGCTACAGCAAATTCTGTTACATTAGAGATTATGAAAGATTTGTTTTTACTTAAAAAATCAGATGTTTTTAAAAATTATCCTGACCACAAATCTTTAGATAATGTTTTAGATTCTGTGTTTGATACCTATTATAAAGATTGGCCGCAGCGTATAATTATTGACCGTGGACCTGTAACAGCAATAGGTAATTTTTACTTAATGCAAAAACATTATAAACGTCCCTTTAAGTGTATTGTGTTATTAAGAGATTTAATGGATGTGTTAGCTAGTTACATGCAATGGTACACAGAAAACCCTAGTGCTTTTATTAATAGATACAACCTTAAAAATGATGAAGAAAAATTATCTATGATAATGAATACAAAAGGTGCAGTTGCTAAAGAATTAGAAGCAATTAAAAATTCGTATAATTATCCTGGTTTGTGTCATTATGTAAAGTATGATGACATAGTTACTAATCCTGAACAAGAATTTAAAAAAATATATAAATTTTTAGATGAACCTTACTATAATCATAGATTTAACAATCTTGATCAAGTGTCTGTAAATGGTTTGTCTTACGATGACACAGTAGTTGGTAGTAACATGCATAAACTATTTGATGGACCTGTTAGAAAAGTATATAACCCTTACATAGAAAAAATTCCAGAAAGGATTAGACACAAATATGAACACATCAGATTTTAAATTTATATTTTTAGGACAATCCGTTTTACGGTATCAAGTGCCATTAGATATTTATAATATTATAAATGATATATACGAAAAACGTAGAAATGAATTGTATCCTGCAAACAAACAATTAGTTGGAAAAATAAAAAATGAACATTCTTTATTTTTTGACGGAGAACCTAACAATATAATGAAACCACACAGACATTTACCTGATAATGTTATGCAATGGTTTTGGCAAAAATTTAAACATTATTTAAATTGGAATAAAATAGATGGATATGAAATGCATTTAAATTCTATTTGGATTAACGAAATGAAAGAACATGAATATAATCCAATACACGTTCACCAAGGCACATTGTTTACAGGTTTATCTAGTGTAATGATTTTAAAATTACCACAACAAACAGGTATAGAATATTCAGCAGAAGATAAACCTATGAATGGTAGGTTACAAATATTAGGTAATTCATCTGGACATTTTTGTAAAACAGATTATTCACCAAATACTAAAGAAAGAGATTTTTATGTATTTCCATATGATATGAAACACGCAGTATATCCTTTTAATGGTCAAGGATTTAGAAGAACTTTATCTTGTAACTGTGATGTAAATTATGACCCAATAAAAAATAGAAGTGCATTATGATAATAACAGAACCTAAATGGAAAAGTTGGATAGTAGAAACTACTACACCTATATTTACACCAGATCAATGTAAACAAATTATTGAGTGTGGAAGAAGACAACCTCCTCAACAAGCAAAGGTAGGTATGGGTAAACCTGAAGGTGGAACAGATACAAAAAAACGATTGACTACTATTAGTTGGATTCCTTTTAAAGAAATGGATCACATGTATCAAGATCTTAATAAATTTATACAAAGATGTAATGAAAATCATTTTGGTTTTGGTGATATACAAATAACAGAAAATGCACAGTTTACAGAATATCCTCAAGGAGGGTTCTACGACTGGCATATGGATTGTGATGTAAACATGCAACACGAACCACCGGTTAGAAAAATATCTATGACATTACTGTTAAATGATCCTTCAGAATTTGAAGGTGGTGATTTAGAACTTATGGGACCAGGTAAATTTGCAAAACTTAAACAAGGTCATGCAATTATATTTGCATCGTTTTTAAACCACAGAGTTAATATTGTTACACGTGGAGTTAGACAATCTTTAGTTGTTTGGTTTGGAGGTAAACCTTTCAGATGATAATAGAAAAATATTTTCCAACTATTATATACGGTAAAGATGTGCAATTAAATAATAATCAATTAGCACAAGACATTGTTAATTGGTCTAATCAAGATAAAGGTGTTTCTAAAACAAATGTTAAAGGTTGGCATTCAACAACAGACATGGGTAAAAAACCTGAATATCAAGAGTTGGTTACAGAGTTAATGAGAATGCAAAAAGAAATATATGATAACGAACATTTAGATAGATACGCAAGATTAGGTAATATGTGGGCTAATATAAATCCACCAGGTGGTATGAACATGCCACACATACATCCTAATGCTTTATTTTCTGGAGTGTATTATGTAAAATCACAACCTAATTGTGGTAGACTTAAAATTATAGATTCAAGGCCAGGCGTGCAATACAATATGCCTATGAGAAAACCTGGTGATCCTGGTAAAGATTTGTGGAGAGATATAAATATAGAACCTGTTACTGGTAGAATTGTTATGTTTCCTGCATGGTTGTGGCACGGTGTTGAAGAAAATAAATCTAATGATATAAGAATATCGGTAAGTTTTAATTTTATACAAGATGGCTTTCAATAAATATCAAGTAATAAAAAATGCAATTAGTTACGAGTTAGCTAATTTTATATATAATTATTTTCTTCTTAAACGTGATGCAGTTGGATTTATGTATCAAAATAATATTACATATGATAATGGAATGTTAGGAACATGGACAGATGAACAGGTGCCAAATACTTATTCACATTATGCAGACCCTGTAATGGAAACGTTGTTAATGAAAGTGCTACCTGTTATGCAACAAGAAACAGAACTTCAGTTAGTGCCAACATATTCTTATGCTAGAATATATAAACAAGGTGATATATTACGAAGACACAAAGATAGACCAAGTTGTGAAATATCTACAACAATACATTTAGGTGGTAGCAAATGGCCTATATTTATAGATGGCACAGGAGCAAACACAGTTATAGATGAATATAAAGGAATTATAAAACCAAATGCACCGGCAGGCACAGAAGTCTTACTTGATGTGGGAGATATGTTGGTGTATAGTGGTTGCCAATTAGAACATTGGAGAGAACCTCTAGAAGGTAATACTTGCGCTCAAGTATTTCTTCACTATAACCATGTAAATGGTCCTTTTGCTGAAAAAAATAGGTTTGACAAAAGGCCGATGTTAGGTATTCCACCAATAAGGAATATATAATATAATGAGGTTATATGTTACAAAAAGTAAATTTTCAACCAGGGTTTAATAAACAAGTTACAGCAACCGGTGGTGAAGGCCAATGGATTGAAGGTGACAACGTTCGTTTTAGATATGGTACACCTGAAAAAATAGGTGGTTGGGCACAATTAGGTTCTGTTGATCTTACTGGTCGTAACACAGCTATCCATCATTTTGTAAATGCTAGTGGTATTAAGTATGCAGCTTTAGGTACAAATAGAATATTATATGCATACTCTGGTGGTATTTTTTATGACATTCACCCAATTAAATCTACAACAACTTTAACAAGTGCTTTTTCTACAACAAATGGATCAGCAATTGTAACTATAACTTTTGCATCTGCACACAATATAAATAAAGGTGATATTATATTATTAGATAATTTTTCATCTATAACTAATTCTAATTTTAATTCTGCTAATTTTGATGACAATAGATTTCAAGTAACAACTATACCAACTGATACAACTTTAACTGTTACTCTAGCTTCTAACGAATCTGGTTCTGGTGCTACAACATCAGGCGGTATAAGAGTTAAACATTACTATCCTGTAGGACCAGCAATTGAAGTTGCAACAACAGGTTGGGGTCTTGGATCATGGGGTGGACAAAAACAAGGACAGTTTACTTCAACATTATCTTCATCAATAAACAATAGTGTTACAAGTTTAACAATGGCAAGTTCTACATCGTTTGCATCATCTGGAACAGTTATTATAGGATCAGAATTAATTACCTACACAGGTAATAGTGGCGGTACATTAACAGGATTAACAAGAGGCGCTAATGGTACAACAGCGGCATCTCATTCATCAGGTGCAACAGTAACCGATGCATCAAATTATTTTGCATGGAATGCTGCAACATCAGGAGATATTGTAACAGCACCAGGTTTATGGTCATTAGATAATTTTGGTAATAAATTAATTGCAACAATAAATGGTGGAGAAACTTTTGAATGGGATTCTGACCCAACAGGTGCAACAGGAACAAGAGCAACTATACTTGCAAATGCACCAACAGCATCATCGTTTAGTTTAGTATCTACACCAGATAGACACTTAATATTTTTTGGAACAGAAACAACTATTGGTACATCAAGTACGAGAGATGAAATGTTTATAAGATTTTCTGATCAAGAAAATATTGATGGTAGTGATGCTTATGCACCAAGTGCAGTTAACACTGCTGGCACACAAAGACTTGCTGATGGATCAAAAATTATGGGAGCAATC